TTTCGGTTGCTGATGAATATTTTACAAAGTTGGAAAAATCGATTGACCTACTAGGATGTTCTAACGAATACGTTCCTGTTGTTCCTTCACCCTCTATTAATTGTAAATCGGATGTAACAAAGTTTATATTTAAATTTTCTAATGAGAATTCAGAAGATGATACAAATTGATTAACAACATCAGTTGATGTTTGTTGACCAGTTGCAATTAAATCATCTAAAACTTGGTAACCAATTACATCATTTGTTTCTAATGCAAAATTAGGAGTTAATGGTATACAGTTTTTTGAAATATCATCAACTATTGTAATTTGGTCAATTATAGGTACGGCTTGTAATTTTGATATCCAAAGAGAATCATTTAAATTAACACTTGGAGGAAGTGGTTCATATAGTTTTAAAACTAATGATTTTTGTACCTCACCTATTAATTCTTGTTTGTTATTTTCTGGATTAAGTCTATACTCTGAAAATGTTTTATCATCTATCCCCCACGTTGCTATTAACTTATTATTACCTTCACCTAAATGTAGATAATGTGTTAAGAAGGGAGATATTGAATCCTCAAATATAGAAGGATCAAAACGATTTACAAATGCAGATTTAATATCAGAAATAACATCACCTCTTCGTAAATTTAAATCTCCTTTTTCAAAAGAAATACTAATCGTTTCAGTTTTACCTTCAGTTAAAGAATCACCTTCTGTATTAAATGGAACTAAAAGTAAATCAAATTGTATTACTCCCTTAACCTCTATTGGTTTAATATTTACAGAATTTAACTTTTGTAAAACATCCTTAATGTTAAATGAAGCTACACCAGATTCTGATAATCTACCTAATGATGCCTTAGAGTTTTTACTACCGGCATAAATGTAAATATAATTCGTATTAATAGATTGCCAACTTATATCAAATGGAACGTTGTTTCCTTTAAAATCTGCTCCAACAATATTTTGTGGATAGTTAATGTGTGTAATATCAGGACCAGGTATAAAAGCTCTACTTTCAACCGTTACTGATATCTTTTCATTTTGACTACTACCTCCCTTATTGGATACTGCTTGTAAGTAAATTGTATAATTACCAACTCCATTATAAAAATCGGAGTTTTTTAATGATAAACTACCATTTTTCTCAATTTCTCTTCTCGTTGTACCAAGAGTATAATATACTTTATCTGCATTAACACTTCTATATGGTATATTTACTGATGTGTTAGCTGCTAAGTTAAGTTTAACTCGATTGATATCAACAGCAATAGTTGGTTGAATTGGAGATGGCTCTACTGCAACTTTAGTAGCATTAACTACAACATTGGTTTGACCTGGAACTAAATCAATAGTAAGTTCTTTTGTCTTATTAGTTTGATTAGTTCGATTCTCAGGTGTGTTGTATGTAAACGTTACAGTATGTGTAAAGTCAGAAATACCAACAGAAGAGAATGTTACAGATGGTGGTATTTTACTATTTTCTGGAAGATATTCTAAATCAACATCCCCATCGTTTATTAAAAATCCACTCTTTCCCCATGATGTTTTATACTGAATTATATTATCAGCTGAAACAAAACTTTCTATACTTAATTCAACTGGAGTATTAACAATAGGATCTTCCTTTGGGTCTTCCTTTACAATAACTTTTGTTAAATCAAAATCTAAATTAGCAAATTGAGCTTTGTTAATAGTATCGGTTATTTTATTTATTTGATTTAAAAGTGGAATTTCTTTTCCGTTCTTTTGTAATCTAAACTCATAATAATCAAATTCTATTAGACTAACTGGTCTGGGTTTTTTTGGAATTCTATTTCTAGTAGGAGTAGAGTATCCCAAATCTCTACTACGTGTTCCACGAATATTTGAATCGTTGAATTGAAAATCATCATTTAATCCTGATCCATATAATCCAAATCCTCTATCATTGAACTGATTCCCACTTCCTCTAATGGGGATGAGTTCCCTTTCATCGTAATCAATAAAATCATCAAATTGATCTACCGTAGCTGTTACTAATGGTGCTACAGTTTTAGTAAATTTTCTTTTTACAGAAAATAGTTTATATTCATCTTCTGAAAGATAACCTGCTCTGGCTATTTTGAAATACTTTGGTGTTAGTAGTTGTTTTCCAGTATAGGTATATATCTTAGCTGGAGTTGATAATGTATCCTTACCATCTACTACAATAGTACCACCATTAGTAGAAGTAACATTAACTTGTATAGTTCTACTTTGTGATAATACTGCTGGTGGTTTTGATGGATATTTACAACTACCATCACTAATAGTAGCTGATGGGTTATAGTTTGTTGCAGTTCTATCAATACATCCACGTATAACAGTTATATTACCTCTACCACCACCACCGCTACCACGGCCGCCACCTCCACCGAAGTTTCGTGTAAAGTCAACGCCTTCACCACCACCATTGAGGTTTCCTCCACCACCAAAGTCATCATTTTGGTTACGGTTGTATCCACTTCCTTCATCTAGGAATTCGTTTTGTCTAACTGCCATGTATATAAATATGGTTATTTATTATTGTTATAACATCCTTGGATTACGTCCTCTTCTGAGAACAATTTCTCTTCCATTACCATTATTCCTTCCCATTCCTCTATCATTGAAATAATTACGGTCTAAATCCTCTCCACCAATATATCCACCTGATCCTGAACCGGATCCTCCTCTATTAATCTGAATTGGTTTTGGTGTTGGTTTTGGTGGTGCTGGTCTTGGTATAGGTTTTGGTTTAGGTCTTGGTGGTACAGGTTTTATAACAACAACCGGTGGTTTTGGTTTTGGTTGTTGTGTAACACAAGGTCCTAACTCAATACATACAATACCAGGTCCTTTTGATATAGAACCCCTTTGTGCACATATAGTTGTTGTATCACCTGGAAGTAAATTAGTAGATGATTTAGTATTACCTACTGCATCTTTATATGTTACCGATAATGGTACTTGAATTACATCACGTGTGTATGGTTGGTAGAACTTATTTTGTTCAAACCCACCTATTCCATAATTACCTCTGTTTTGGTTGTATGAAATATTGCCACTTCCAGGTCCGTATCTTTCTCTGTAATCGTTATGTATTAAACCCATAGGAGATAAAGTTTGTTGCTTATTGTTAGTATTTCTAACACTATACATACGTGTTGTTGCTGTTTTGGTTGGTTTAGGTACTTCCCTAACATCTCCTACAAATTTGAAACTATTTACATCATGTGTAATCTGAAATGAATCATATTCAACCCCTTTAATAGTTTTTATATTTCCATTTTGCTTATATTTGATATTAGCAGTTGCAGACCATACATAATAGTTTTTTCCAACTGTATCAATTCTATCTTTATACTTACAAGTACCATTATCTTCAGTTGCATTTCTATTGTAATTAAGTGCAGATGAATCCATACAACCTTTTATTGTTGGTGGTACTTCTTCTTCTACTTCTACTTCCTTATATATACAACTACCATCATTATCTTGAGCTAATGGATTATAATTATCAGCCTTTGGGTCTGTACAACCTCGTACTCGTGCATTAACTTTATCTGGAACAGTTGAAGTATATGATGAATTTGATGTAACAGATTTTAATATCTGAGAAACCTTATCCATTGTTATTTGTTCTTCCTTACTTAATATATTATCTTTTTGTATATCTCGTTTTGGTAGATAAAAGTCTATACAATTAATTAAAGATTGTTGTGCATCTTGTTGTAATTGTGAAATTGATAAATCAATACAATCCGCTTTATCTCCCAATGCATTACCATAATTTACATCATTAATACTCCAATTTCTATTTGAAGCATAATAATTCATTGATTCAATAAATTTTGTTTTAACTCTGTTTATTAATATTTCAAAACTAGGTATGTTAAATTCTGTTTTAATTAAATTTATATATTCAACACCCTCGGATTCATTTCCCTTTGACATCAAGAAATCTTGTAATATTTTTTCTAAATCTAAATTTTCAATAAAAACATTTACATAATAAATTACATCATCTCTAAATGTACCATTATCAAGAAATACAGATAATCTTTTTTCTAAATCTTTGTTTTTTCTTTTAGCTCTATTCGGCAATAATCTAATCTCAGTTCTTGATGGTGAAATTTCATGTACCCATAAATTATTATCATCATCGTTTGCATCAGTTCCAACTCTTCTATTCAAAAGAGTTACCTGTGTTTTAAATATTCCATTAGAGTATCCTGCCTCTCTAATTAGTTTTTCAATATCTACTATAAATTCAGGAGTTCCATTTTTCTTTTTAGTAAATTGATTATCTGATATTATAAAGTAATCGTTAATGTTTACATCATCTAGGTAAATATAACGTACCATCTTACCATCATCACCTTGTGGTAATTGATTTTCACTTGAATCAAATAAGATAAATTCGATCATATCAGAACACCCAAGTCCAAAGTTAGATTTAGATATTTCTCTTTCAAATACCTTTCTATCCTCAGGATTAACTTTATATCCCTTTCTATCGATAATCTCTTTAAATCCTTCTATTGCCATTATCCTTTTTTATTTTTTCTAACCTTCCAAGTAAGATTTTCTACTTTTACATTACCATTTCCATCTTCAAATTCAATTTCTATTTTAAATTTACCAGCATAATCTCTGGCTTTGTTACCGTAGTTTTTTGGTTTTGGACTATTCTTTCCACCAATTGATTTTCTAAAGTAAAATGGTTCTGAATATTCTTGTCCTTGTTCAATATTTACATTTACTGATTGTTTCATTCCACTACTATCATTACCAAGACCTATTACTTTTCCTGAAATACCTCCACCAGATGTTTGTATTAATTTAATCTTAGTTATTTTCTTCCCATCATCTCTAAGATTCTTTACCTTTATTACACCAGCCTTACCACTAGAGTTTGCAGATTTCCTTGCAGTTGTCCATTTTGCACCGTTTTCTTCACCACTATCCTGGTCACTTACAACTGCAAAATAAACTTCATTACCAGCAGTTGGTGTTAATCCACTTGCTGCGGCCGCACTTTCTGCAGCTGCTCCTGATACTTGACTTGTAAGTTGAGCAACAATATCTTTTTGTACTTCTAGTAACGATTTTAACGTAGCTTTTTGTGCTTGTAATCCTTGAACTTGTGCAGTAAGAGATACTCTCTCTATACCTTCCTTAGTACCCTTAATAATAGCTTGTTGAAAATCTGATAATAATTTTGTAAACCTATCATTAGCAACTTCAGTTTCATCTTCAGCTGCGGCTCTTTGTAGTAATGCCGAATCTTCTGATACTTCAAGTTGTGATACAATACTTCTCAATTCTTCACTAATTGAAATCTCGTTATTTAACTGAACTCTTAAATCTTCAAGTTCACTCACCTTATCATCAAATCTAGCTTGAAGTTTAAGGTATTTACTTTTAAGTATGTAAGGAGCTTTTTCTGGCTTGGTTTTTTTTATTAACTCATCAACCTTTACATCAAGAGATTTTTTTAGTTCCTCTTCGTTATATTTTGGTTTTTCTATATAACCTGATGTTTCTCCACTAAATTTTTCTTGTTGTTCTGATATAATATCAAATTCATCAGTATCCATCCAATCGGATTTATACTTTATAGAATTTGGATTTTTTAAATCTCTTATTGGTTGTAACCCATACTTAACAAATGGTTTTTCTTTTTTTAACCAACTAATAGATTTACCTCGTTTTTTAAATTTAACAAATGTCTTTGCATCATCTCTAGATAATCCAATTGGAATTTGTCTACCTCCCATTTTGCGCACCATGATTGAACCAGTTTTTTTATCTCTGGTTTTATCTATTGCCTTAGAACCTTTTGATAAAAGTTCACTAACTCTAAAATCTTCTGGTTTAGCTGCCATCTTATAATTCTACGGTGAATGTTAAATCTTTATCTTCGAAATATTCAATCACGCCGTTTCTATTTATCTTTATTTCAATATAATAATCTCTATTGATTTCCCAATTTGTCAAATTTAATTTAAAGAAGTGTCCATTTGCATCACAACTAACCTTAGTATAGTTATCATCGAATGGAACAACCACTTCACCAGTTACTATATCTTTAATTTGATAATAAGTGGTTGTTGGTAAATATTTTACATCAGTATAAGAATATGTGTTAGTATAAGTTTTAAGAGGATATTTCTCTCTTGCAAAAACTCTGATTGTAGGTTTACTTCCTCTCTTATATGAAGTTTTTAATCTCTTGAAAGTTACATGTATATCATCTGATGTAAGTTCTGTAAGAGATCCTGTTGTATACGTAGAATCATCCCAACCAATTCTTAGTTTAGGTTGGTAAATTGTATTTGTTTCTTTAGAAAAGAATTTTAATTGTCCATAATCCTCAGTATCGTTTTCTAATTCCGAATCATGTTTTAATATCAATCCATTATTTGGAATCGAACCAGATATCCATGCTTGTATTGGGGTTAGTACATCCATTGTTATATCAGCCGATTGATATGAAAATGTTTGAGATGCGGATGATCCTGTTAGCCACATTCCTCCCTTACCATTGTGTGAACCGGAACTCTCCAATGAAGCAGAACCAATTAACCAATTAGAAGAAGATGTTCTTTTATTCCAAGTTGAACCATCGGTTGATATTTTATCAAATCTAGTACCAAGTCCAGCATCCCATGATTGAGAGATTGGATAAGCATATATTGTATAATCAGTTGGAATTTCTACGGATTCACATTCTCTAAGTATTAATTCTGCCGAGTGAATTTCTATTTCACCACTTGCATTTGAAGCAGATATATTATTTGTATTAAATTGAATTAATGAATGTGAAACATCCTTTAAATTACCATAATACGTTTTTGATATTTCCAATATCTCATCTCTACCAGTATTTTGAGATGGTTGTTGTAAATAAATTGTTGAATCTTTTGATGCTGTTACGAAATAGTACATTATACAACCCTCCCTTTTATATCTTTGTTAGGAAACTTAACTTCAAATACCGATGGATCTAAAGATGGATAAACCATTTTACCTTTAGTTGCATCTGATATATTATATGAGTGAGATGAGTAACTTCCTAAACATTTATTTACTATCTCACACTTTGGTACGGATTGAACTCCCTCAACACCTGCAATTAATAATTCTATTTCAGAAATATTAATAGCCATATTAAATGTCCAATTATCTATATTAAAATATTTTGCTAATGCTTGTTGTACCTTAACTAATACTTCTCTCTTATTATATCCACCATAAACTCTTATTTCAAAATCACATCCAATGTTTATAACGTAACCATCAATTAAATTAATACCATCGGTTAACATTCTATATTCACTAATATATGTTTTTAAGTTTTCTTTAACTGCTTGGTTTAGTGTTGATAAACTTTTATTACCATCATATCCAAGTATGTATAAGTTAATTGCAAATGGATTGTTCTTCTCAGTTGCATTACCTTTTTTACCACCTAAGAATTTAGTTACTTCGGATTTTATTTCATCATCTGTTTTACTAGAACCTCCAAGTGATTGAACCAATCCTGTAAACTCTTCAAGTGAATTTGGATTACTCAGTATAGAAGCTGGTGAGTTATTATCCAACTCCCCATCTGGTGCACAATATGCTTTTGCAATACCACCATATTTTGCTGGTAGTGATAACGCTCTTACTTGATAATCTTTTCTTGTTACTGCTCTATTCTGTGAACCAAAGTTTGCCAACGAGTTTTCTCTAATTTCGTCAATAGTATCAGCTCCTCTACCACCTGTTCCCGGTTCCTCGTTATCACAAGCTACTGAGGCTTTAGATGCTTGATATAATCTTAGTTCTGCTGGTAGAAATGATGTACCATCATCATCAAATTGAATTGTTTCAATATTATTTAATTCACCAACACCACAATTTGACTTAACTCCACCACCAGTTAAATAAGATACGGTAAATACACCTTTTGGAGCTTGTCCATATGATTTTGTTTTTAAAAAGTTTGAAGGATCAAATGATGCTCCCATTTTATCAATAGAAGAATTAAGACCTAATCCTACATTTTTAAAAGTAGGAACTAATGTTGAATCATCATCTGCCGAATTACCTGCACCGAATACAAGAGTTGTTGTATTAGTTGGATTTATTTTTGTTGTAAATCTTCTTGATGTTTTTAAAACTTTAAGAACATTTGGTACAGATTCTTTGAATTGAGCCAAATCTTTATCGTTTTGTTCTGAATTTGCATAATCAACATAAACCATTTCTTGTGCTAAATAAGGAACTTCATACCACTTATTACCATTAGAATCTCTTACATCATAAATATCGATTACATTAGTATCACCAATATCTATTTTAGAAAATTGTGATGGTGATGATCCGAAATCATATACAATGGTTTTTAATTCTGCAGATTGTGCATTTATATATTTTTTTAATAAATATGTTGTAGGTGCTCCATCATTACTTTGATATATTGAAATCTCTCTATCATCTTCTACTGAAAAATCTAATAACTCCGTTGTTCTAAACCGAGTACCACTTGAATTTGCTACAACAACCATTCCTTCTTTAATTCTCAAACAATATTCTAAATCAGGCCTTACATCTTCTCCTACTCCTATTGATGGTACTGTTTGGTATACTGCAAGTTTAACAATAGATGCTGCTGTTACTCTTGGCTTATAACCAAGGTACTCTGCTAGTGCAACTACATTTTGTTTATCTTCAGAATATAACATTAAAGACTCTTTCAATGAATCATCTGTGTAATAAGATAATACATCTCCAAGATATGATGCCATTTCTATGAACATCATTCCAGGAGAAGCTTCGTTAAAATCAGAATAAGTTTGTGGGAAATATGTTTTTGCGTAATCAATTAAGTTTTCTCTAAATTGTGAGAAATCTTTATTAAGGTACTTTATGTCCCTACCTGAATTTGATTTTTTTGTGGTTTGATTTAATGCCATTTCTTTTATGCCTCTATGTTGAATGTTAATTCTTGTGATTCAAATTGCCCACCAACTGAAAATAACAATTTTACTACTGCTCTATTTAAATCTTTCATCTCATCAGTCATTTGTACTTCTATTTCATCAATATCAATATATGGTAACCAATAATTAACACTAGTTGTTATTGCTGATTCAAGTTTTTCTTCTAGAACCCCCTCTACGAGTGGTTCAAACAATAAAGATGCAAGGCCAGTTCCAAAATTTGGCTGAAATGGTCTTTCTCCTTTATTTGTTAATAGTAAATTTTTTAAATTGCTTTTAGCAGCTTCAAACGAGGAATATGATTGATTAAACATAGTACCTCCTCCTGATTGTATAGGCAAAGTAATTCCATACGCGGAGTTCGAAAACTCTTCGGTATCTTTTACTATTTTCTTATCAAGAATGTAAGCCATTTATTTATCCTTATTTTATCTCTTAAACTTTTTAACAAGTTCAGAGTTATCTCTATTTAATATTCTATCTAAACCAGGTAACCCAGTCTGAACTCCTAAACCTGTTTTATTTGGTTGAGTTCCTTTTGTTTGATATCCCATTTTGTGAGCCATTTGTGCTCTTAATGCTTCCGTTCCACCTGCTCCTAAAGATGTTCCCATATTAACTGTTTGGTCAATATCTGGTTCTGCATCCATATAAGAAGGTATGTAAGTGTTTTCTTGAACTGTTGGTTGT